TTGACCACCGTAGCCGATAAACGGCGCTTTGGGGGCCAAGGCGAGCATTTCTGCCTCTTGGGATACCCAGTAGTTGTACATGCGCTGCGCGTCTTTAGCGTTACGCACGAGGCCGCTGATGTAGATACGGCCCTCAACCTCATATTCGTTGCCGACCACGCGGACAACCGGGATCGACTTACCCGGCCACTCCTGCTCTTCCAGCACTTCGTAGCCGTTCGTCTTCATCCACTTAATCTTGCGGATGTCTACGTCACGGGTGCGAACAGGGGCAAGGCCCATAGCCTCCATCTGCGCGGCTTCGGGCGAGTCAGCGTAGGCGGTCATACCGCCCGGATACAGGTTTAACTTCGCTTTTTCATAGTAAGCGTAGAAGTATTCCGCAATCCGTACTGAATCGTCGGTAATCCACTGCGCCAGATTCTCGTCACCAATACCACGGCTCTGGATCGACGAGATGGGTTCGGCGTCAGGAAAATGACGCTCAAACTCCTCACGGGGCATGTCCTCGGTTATGAAACACCATTCTGCATCGGCTCCGCACGGGTCTTGGATGTGCGGGTCCATATATACCGAGAACGAGTTACGAACGCGAGCAATACGGATGTCTTGGTCGAACGAATCGGGGTCGCAATACTCAGTCAGGATGCGGATATAGCCTTCGCCATACGTGACTTGGTTTTCGCAAGCCGTGTCGTAGGCAACGTCGGCATCCGAAATGTACTCGATGTGCCGGACGATACCGTCAAACACCTCGGCAACTTCAATGTCCGCCTTGTCATCGACCGGGATGACTTTGCCCGCAGGTCGGTTCTGGCGCTGGTCGTTAGTGACCTGCCGAACGTGCTGGGGCAGTTTGTTGATGGTTAGGCAGGGACGAGCGTTGATCGTCTGTCCTTGCACTGCGCCACGGGTGGCTAAGACTTCCTGCGGCCACTGCCAGCGGTTATCTGGAGAACCCGCCATAAAGCGCAGGTCGTCCAATTCGCTGTCCCGAGACTCGCTATAAGCCGTCAGGGACAACTGCATCCGGGTACGCGCTTGGGCAAGGATATCGCCCGTACTACGCGCACGGCGACTCTGGGGCGTATTAGCCACCTGAGCCGCGCCCTTCATCCCTGTCGGGTCTTTAGCCATTACTTGCCCTTCTTACCGGCTTTACGCTTGACCGAATACGCGATGGCAACAGCCTGCTTAACAGGCTTGCCAGCCTTCACTTCAGCGCGAATGTTCTTGCGAAAAGCCCCCTTAGAGGCGGACTTTACAAGAGGCATTAACGCATACCCCGTTTCATCGGAGTCGGTCGGAAATCGACCGCAGTGCGGATCATGTCCTCGTTAACGCGCTTCGGCATACGCGGAGCAGGCATCCGGGGCTTCTGCATCCGGCTGTTTTGGATCATGTCACCGACTGTTGCGCCGGGGGACACGCCGATCGGACCGGGGTTTTTCTTTCCGTACATGCTTCTTAGCCTTTTTTGGAGGTTTTACGGGGTTTTCGGGCGGTAAGGGCTGACTTTCTGAAATTGGCAGCCGTTGGAGCGCCCTTAGAACCCGGTTTACGCATCTTTTCGCCCGATCCCGCAGCGATTCGAGCGCGTTTAGCATGAATGTTCGCATATAGTCCCTTTTTTGCAGCCATTTCAGCATTTCCATCGTTTTAAAGATGCTTTAGCGCGTTCGGCTGGCCCCTTGGCGTTGCGAACGACCCCTTTCATGCGGGCGCAAAACGACTTTTTACGTCCTGCGTCCGCTTTTGTCTTCGGACTGGGCGCCGGAGCCTTCAAATTAGACCCCGTTGCACGATTATATTTTGCACGACCTTTCGCGGTCAATCCCGCCCCTCTTGACACGGACTGCTTTTCTCCTCTACCAACTGAGAGGCTGACAGACTTCTTAGCCATTAGGCACCCATCCAAGTGTTGATCATGCCGCTCTCGCGGCTCGTGGTAATCGTGCGGGGTCGCTCGCGGTATTCGCGGTGCGCGACTGGATACGCAAACGTGACAGCGATGGCGTCGGCAGCGTCAGGCGATGCAAGGCCACGCGATTTCATGTCTTTCTTCGACTCCAGCAAGATGGAGCCAGAGGAATTAATTTTCTGTTTTGGCCCTGTCAGGTCAGCCTTTAACTGCCTATCATTGGGTAGCGCAGCGTCTTTCAGCCACGACTTCATTTCGCCCCACAACTCTGCACGCTTGTTTTGCCACATAGCCGGGGTCTTGGACTTCCATCCGAAGTTAACGCCACGCACTACCTTATAACGCTGCTCTTTCAAGCGATCAAGGATGCCGTAGCCTAATCCGCCTTCGTCGAGGACGACGAGTGTGGGTTGGTACTCTTCAATCGCGTCAATAACTCGGCCAACAATCTCCATCGTGTCTTCGCCTTTGAAGCGCTTGATGGCGATGATGTCTCGACCTTTGCGGACGGCGATAACGGTCGAGTCCGCTCCGCTGCGAGCCGGATCGACTCCAATAACAATAGGCGCCGTTTCATCCTTGTGCTTGCTACGCGACATCGCCAAATCCACAAGGCTAGGCGGTATGAATTGATCGTCTCCTTCAGACGGAAACTCGCCATAGACTTCCACCTTCGCTTGCGGTGAGTCGATGCCGTATTCGTCGATGATCTGCTGATAAACGGACTTATCCGTCTCTTCAACGGTGCGAGCGTCAATGTTGCGGGTGTTCCAGAACGCACGCTTAGAGTGGAACGCCTCGAAGAAGTAGCCCTCGTTACGACGGGGGTTGCTAAAGGACATCCAGAAACGGTGCGGGGTGTTCTCCGTAAAGAAGCCTGCCGTCACCGACCAGATGGGGTCAGGGATACCGGAGGCTTCGTCGAAGATGACCATAACGCCGTCGAAGTTGTGGACACCCGCATACGAGTCGGGGTTCTCTTCCGACCACAGGCGACCCTCAACGGACCAGTAGCGGGTGCCTTTCTTAAGGTCACGCTCAACGAGTTCGGCGAGCCACTTAGCAGGCATCACGCGGGTGGCGCTAATTTCAAACCAATGCGAGTTGATCAGGAGCGCTGCCCACTTAGTAATTTCTGCCCATGTGATCGAGCGTAACTGCGCTTCGGAGTTAGCCGACACAATGGTTGTTGAGCCAATCCTCGTACTCAGCATCCAGAGGATTAGCCACGACACCAGCGCAGATTTACCGATACCGCGACCCGAAGCCGTTGCCATACGCAGGACTTCGTAGGAGGTTGCGGCCTTATTCTTCGCTACGTGGGCGGCGATGTCGCGCAGGATTTCCCGCTGCCACTTACGCGGACCCTTGAAGTGTTCGAGCGGCGTACCTTTCTGGCCCCAAGGGAAAGCGAGTAGCACAAAAGCCTCTGGGTCGTCCTTAATAACGGGCGACCAGAGTTTGCTCATCAGCAACTCTTCTTCTTCGGGGCTATAGATCGGCTGTTGCATTAGTAGTTTTCTTCACCCGGAAGCGGTGCGCTCATCGAGCCACGAATAAAGTTCAGCAACGACTGGTTCTTTTTGTCGGTGGCTATTTTCTTAAAGTTTTCAGTGTCGGAAGCATATTCGCCGCTCGTTTCCCAACGAGTTCGGCCAGTACCAATCCAAGCCCTAGAAAATGGAATACCTAACCGTTTAGACACCTTGGCCTTGTCGTGTATAGCGGCAATCACAGAAGCGGCTGACGGGCCATAATCTCTGGCGTATTGGTTGTAGATCGCCATTGACTCAGGGTCATTGACGTTAAATTCATTAGTTCCCAAATTCTCTCTGCCCTCTTTAAGAAGCATGGCAGTGACAATTTCAGGGGTTATGTTTTCTGCAACGCCGGGAACCTTGTTGCGAATGGCATCGCCAATGGCCGTTGAGTAAAGGCGGACCTCTTCCATATTGAACTTTTTAGGAAGCGTCTCTAGTTTTCCGCGACGACGGTCGTACCGATAACCCTTAACTTCTAATGGGGTGTTGTGACGAAGCAACGAGTCGGCGAAAGTAAATTTCTGCCCACCAAGCCCGTAATCACGTTTAGCGGTTTGTGTGGGCCAGTTAATGTATGGCGATTTCGCCAACGCATTAACGTCTTCTTTAGGCTCGGAACCGAAGAACGCCGCCAATCTATTCAACACTGACATGTTGTTTGCCCTCCGGTGCGTACTGTATCGCAGCGGGTTGCTCGTGCGCTAATTGATCCGGTGTAGCGTCATATACGCGGCCCGCCAAGACGCGAGATTCTGCCTCTTGCAGCGCGGCGACAATACTAATTTGCGATTTGATATCAACTTGGACTTGCTGTTTAGCCACCCAACCATGAAGGTTTTGGAGCAGGGCGAGCGCGGCTTTGGTGTCCCCATTAATCGCGCCTTCTCGCAAGGCCGACGCTGCCTCAACCTCAGAGTCCGCACGACCTTTCCCCTCGGCGACCGCAGCCGCGTTATCTAACTGGCAGAGTCTACGGTACTCGACGGGCAGTAACCCTGCCGCAAAGGCCAAGGCGTCACCCTTCAGCCCAAGTTTGGCGGCATCGTAAATCTTTTGCAGAACCTCCGGCGATGCCTTCAGTTCACGAGGCGCAAAAGGAATGGACTTAAAGGATTCTGTTACGAGGTTCATACCGGAACTCTTTGCCAGAACAGGCGGGAACGTCAGACATCCATCCGTGGTGGGTGGCATGGGCACACCAGACCTTCTCAGCAACCTTAGTCACTTGAGCGGCCCAGAAGCAAGATCGGCACACCAAAGCCTTGGCAGCAAACTCTAACCACTCTGCCTCAGACATCTGTATCGGCATACCGAGACTGTAACAGAAGGTTTGGCAAGGAAGGAAGAGCAAGAGCAACGTGCAGGGTGATCCTGCCGGGAGGCCGCGATCTCCAACAACCGTGGAGCCTGTGTGCCGAGGCGGAAGCGTTTAGGGAGAAAACGTTTAGTGCCTTAGATGGTGCGGCTCTTGGACATCCAAATTATCCAAGTCATCAAAACCGCTTCAGTTACCTCTCGGTCGCTACCAGCGCATCTGGTCAGACGTTGCAACAAGAAGTTTAGCGGAGTTTAAAAAAATAAAAAAGTTTTTGTGGGGGTATTGTTAATGTCAAGGACCTTCCACAGGCCCTGTACCCCCCTTGTTGCTTACTCACAACAATTCTTGTGCGTGTACCAAAACTGCAACAGCCTTAAAAGTTTACGGCGAGAGTTAGCGAGAGAGGGTGCCAAAGTTTGGGAGCGCTTCGAATACCAACCGAGGATTTTCAAGGGTGGTTGTTTTTCCCTAGGCAACATTCAGGGACGTTTTTTTCTAACCATCCCTTTTTTGTTTTTAGCCTAGACGCTAATCATTCTCATTAGCCATAACAGAATCGTTTGCAATACGTTATGTTGCGTAGATGCAACACGTTGCGTTTGTGCAACATGGCTAGGTTGTGGCGTGGATGCAACAGTGACTGTTGCGTGGATGCAACAAAGGGAGAGGGGAAAGCCGAAACAAGGGGAGTCTGTTAGTAATGTCAGTAAGTAGTCATTTTTTTTAGGTTAGTTTTTTATACGGGAGAGATTTACGAATCAGGCTAGAAACTCTCTTTTTTACTTACATCCTACAAAACATCTTATTTTTCAGGCTTTTCTACGTAAGTAGCACCTATCTCTTTGCTACTAACAGATGTTTTGCGCTTCTGCCTATCATCTAGCGTAAAGAAATAGTTGACACACTATCAGCAGATAGGTATAAAGGAATTGTTGACAACAAATACACGGAGCACTTAGTTATGACTCGTTTTCTCAACACTCTCTGTTTCGTTTCGTTTTTCGTTTCGATTGCCGGTTACGTGATCGGCGCCGATCTGTTAGCCATTGGCGCGATGACGTTAGCCGGTGTCTCAGCGCTCATCGAATACGCGATCAACTAACTATAAGACTCTCGGAGAAATACACGATGAAAACTAAATTACTCAATATCGATGCCAACCCTAAGACTGTTAAAGGTAGCGCACGCGGCTATATGACCGCCGTGCTGTATTTAGCGCCTCACGATTCTAGCGGCATCCAATTGTGTCCCACGGCTAACCTTGCAGGCTGTGCGGCCACCTGCCTGAATACCGCTGGACGTGGCGGCATGGCTAAGGGCAGCGCCACGTTCGAGACTTCTAGCGGTACCGTGCTACCTGATAACGCTATCCAGCACGCGAGACTTCGGCGCACGGCATTGTTTCATTCTGACCGTGACGCCTTTATGGGCCAATTGATGCGCGAGATTGACGCCTTTTTGGCTAAGGCTAGCCGCAAGCGCAAGCGCCCGGCCATCCGTTTAAACGGTACTTCTGACATCCGTTGGGAAATGGTGCCGGTTACCCGTAACGGTAAACACTACCCGCACATTTTCGCGGCATATCCGCGTGTTCAGTTTTATGACTACACCAAAATCCCGAACCGACACGTTACGGGAATCGCTAACTATCATCTGACATTCTCTTACAGTGGCCGGGCTGAGTACGCTCCGATCGTCGTCAAAGCGCTCCGCAACTATTCGGCGGACGTGTCATTCGCCGCTGTATTCAACGGTCCGGCGCCTAAGTACTTTTTGGGGCGCCCGGTTATCAATGGCGACGAAACTGACTTGCGTTTTCTAGACCGTGCCGGGGTTGTCGTCGCGCTAACGGCTAAGGGCCGGGCACGTCGCGACACGTCCGGTTTTGTGATCGATACCCGTGCGGCACGGATTGCCGCCTAACCTAGGGAGAATCTAGCCATGAAAGAAAAAACCGAAGTTTGGTATTTGTCTATCGAATCACGGGATGGAATGCCGACGTTATTCGAGACTAAATTGGACGCTGAAAAGTATGCACGGGAAATGTACGGGAAAGAATACCGCGACACTTATCAGTTGATTCGGTTTTCCCGAGTTTACTCAATAGGAGAATGAATCCATGCCACTGAATACACCATTAGAGGCGCTGACATCGGCGCTCGTGTTAGCAATTACAGCGCCCGATGATGATCGGGCCGCGCGTGCCATAGCCTTAGCCGATGAAATAGCCGCCATGTGTCCACCGGGCCATATAGCACTCGCAAAACGTGCCGCACTCGAAGAATTGCGCCGAATGGATGGAGAATCCGCACATGGATAGCCGCATCGAATACCTAGGCAAGTCGGCACGCTACGGTAAAAACGAACACCACATTCGAGCGCCTGCCGATGTGCCAGATCGGGCGCTAGTCGATCACATTGTGGCCCTTGAAAAGGACCACGATAGTTTCGGTACCTATGTGCGCCGATGTGGGAATGAAGCGCACGTCTACTTCTACACTGACTGAGGGCCGCACCATGTCACAAAACGAACAGATCCGGGCCGCGTTACTTGCGGGCCGCACGCTAACCCCTTTGGATGCGCTTACCGAGTTCGGCTGTTTCAGGCTAGCCGCTCGTGTGGCCGATCTCAGGCGCTCCGGGCTTGACATCGAATGCCAGACTGAAACTCAAAACGGCAAGCGGTATGCACGCTATGCACTGAGGCCGCCCCATGCGATTCCCTAAACTCTGGCACCTAGGCTACTGGTACTCGCGCGGCTACGATTGGCGCCACGTACCGGCCCCAAATTGGCGCTGTAGCCGTCGCATCAACCCTATTTCGGTTTATTGGTGAACATATGGAAAAACCACATATACCCACGCTGCAAGAATTAGAGGCTATGTTTGCCGACGACGATACACCCCTTACCTACCGCGCACCCCCCGACCCTGCGCGGCTCCAAACGGCTGTGCGGGCGTTTATGAGCGCATGGGACGATGACTTAACCGTGCGGGAGTTGTCGCCGTTCGTCGAGGAAGTGCGTCGAGCGTTGGAGGGGCGCCCGTGACTGAGTTTCACGAACGATGGGGCTTGCGGCCAACCTATCCGAAACTCACGCGCTGCACCCGTCGATACTGGGTGACATATCTGGGCAGGTGTATCGACACGGCGAGGGCGACACTATGGCGGGATTCCTGATAGCGGTAGCGCTTACCGTACTGGCATCCATTCTTTTTGACGATTAAACGAGGGGGCTTCGCGCCCCCTCTTATTTCACCATCTGTAAGTCTGGTTTGCCCTCAACCATCGCTCGAATATCTGACTTAGTGCGATCAGCCAATTCAGGCGCAACCCAGAGGTGTTTCGGCGTCTGATATTCGCGGCTCATCACTCGCCCGATATCTTTCCAGCCGCTCTCTCGCAGGGCGACAAATAACGTCTCACGGGACGGTTTATGGCCGTCCGTACCGGCGGCAATACCAGACAGCACCTCTGACCATGGAGAGCCTATAACGCCTTTGGCGAACACTCCGCGACGTTGCCGCACCATGTCCGCGATGAAAGCCTCGCCGCCGCTCATGCCAAGATCGACCATCGCCAATTTCGCATCGGTCAACGGCGGCACGGCTCCGGGGTTGAACGCGCTAACGTCTCGCGCATCCAAATAACCCGCTACAGCCTCGAACCCGCCCTTGCCATACCAATCCCACAGCCTTGCGGCTTCGTCGTCCGGTAAGCGTGGCGCTTGCGACCAGATGACAAACCAGCGTCGATCATCAGCCGGAATCGTAATCGGCGCTCGGTCGTTACTGAAAGCCAGCACAAAAATCCTGTTCACCACATAGTACGGATGCTGTTGCTTCTTGTTGACTAGCAGCAATTCAGGCGGCGCAGCGATCACGGGCTTCAGGTTGTTCTCCATCGCCCTGCGGTCATCGCCCTTGCGGTATCGAATCTCGTTCAGCACGATCACCTCGGACTCGTAGGTATAGCCCCACGAGCCAGCGACTTCCTCAGCCCTAGCCACGGCTATGTTCTTCAGCGAACCGCCGCCAATAGACCATAGGAACGGCGCCCAGAGGGTGTCCTTACCACCACCCGGCAAACCCGTGTGCAGCACGGCGTGGTTTATCTTGCGTTGTGGGTGCTGGCGCTTGTAGGCCATCACGTTCAAAACGTGTTCGCGCTCGAAGTCGGCAGGGATCATCCGGTGCAGGTGGTTTAGCCACAGCGACACATCCGCGCTCTGTGCGGCT